GGCCGCAACAGCGACACCATCGCCAAACGACCACACCGAACTTGGCAATCATGCGGAGTTTCTAGGCGTGATGCGGCAGCAAGAAATGCTGTCAAAATGGTTCATCAATGACACGTCAACAGCATCGCAGGACTGGCGTCTGAAAGGACATGCGCAAGGCGACTTCTGGGCATGGGTCGCGTCATGGTCGCGTTGCGCCACGTTGCCATCTGACCTCGGGGGAGATGATACCGGATACATCCTCCCAGAGATTGATCGGCACATCCACACGGTTTCAGCCGACAGAAGCGTAGATATTGACGAAGGGATGCTGTTCCGCATTCCTGAAATGAGCGCGACTAGCTTCCACAAAGAGAAGCGACTGACAATCAAACAAAGATGCGAAATGGCCGCATCACTCGCAAACCACGACAAGCCTGTTACGGTCTGGTGCGAAACCAACGACGAAAGCGCATTACTGTCAAAACTGATTGACGGGGCGATTGAGGTTCGAGGTGATCAAAAGCCCGAGGAAAAAGAGGCGCGGCTTTTGGGCTTCGCGGATGGCAAATACCGCGCCATTGTCACCAAGCCGAAATTGGCTGGGTTTGGCGTGAATTGGCAGCATTGCGCGCACGCGGTATTTGCGTCTATCTCGTTTAGCTATGAACAGCACTACCAGGCTGTGCGGCGTTCTCACCGGTTCGGGCAACAAGAACAGGTGCGCAATGACATTGTAATATCCGACACGGAAGGCGCGATATGGGGCGCCATCCATACCAAGTCCGAAAAACACGACGAGATGAAGCGCCGCATGTCCGACGCAATGCGCCGCGCTCAGTCAACGGCATCGACGCGCGTCAAATATAACCGCCCTCTGGATTTGGCGTTTCCAGAGTGGATTGTGGGGGAATGATCATGAAAAAGCAACCTGAATACCAAGGTGCCGCGTGGGCAATCCACAACTCAGACTGCATCGAAGGGATGCACGCCATGCCGGAAAACAGCGTTGACTGCGCCATATTCTCCCCACCATTCGGCGATCTGTTCGTATATTCTGACAGTGAGCGCGATCTTGGCAACGCTGGCGAAAGCGGCGCGTTCATCGAACAATACAAATTCTTTGCTGACGCTCTAACGCGAGTGATGCGCCCTGGTCGGATTGTTTGCGTCCACTGCACAGATATGCCGATGCGAAAAGGAAAGCACGGCGCGATTGGCTTGCAAGACTTCTCCGGGGATCTGGTCAAAGCCCATACTGACGCTGGGCTGGTCTATCATGGTCGCGCGACGATCTGGAAAGACCCTGTTGTTGAAATGCAGCGGACGAAGGCGCTTGGATTGCTTTACAAAACGATCCGCAAGGATAGCGCCATGAACCGCGTTGGAATGCCGGACTACATGCTGTTTTTTCGCAAGGACGCGCCGAACGAAAGGCCGATACATCACTCGGCGCCAGACGACACAAAAACGGCGCTGCAAATCGCCCGAGACTGGCTCACGGATCTACGGCGGCAAGGGCTTTGCGCCAATGTGCCAGACGACGCGGCGCTGGCCGTTTTGATGGAGGATGCAAAGTTTGACGTGATGGAATGGCAGCGTCTCGCATCGCCGGTCTGGATGGACATTCAGCAGGGCGAGGTGCTGCGATCATTCCGCAAGGCAAAAGGGCCGAATGATGAAAAGCACGTCTGCCCGCTACAGCTCGGTGTGATCCGGCGATGCTTGCGCCTCTACACGCGGCCCGGAGATGTAGTCATGGACCCATTCAACGGGATTGGCAGCACCGGCTATGAGGCGGTCAAGGCGCTGCGGAAATATATCGGTTTTGAGCTGAAGCCCGAATATGCGGCACAGGCAAATTTGAACATGCAAGCGGCAGAACAGCACAGCGCCGATCTGTTCGCAGCTGAGTGACACCAGAGCAAGAAAGCGCGGCGAATGACGCGGCTAACAAAATCTTGGCGGCATTGCGCGCTGCCATGACGCCAAAAGAATGCGCTGAAATTGGCGAAAAGTCGGCCAAGACCTTCGCGAGATTGCAGGAGGTTCACCCGGTCCGCGCAATCCACATCGTTAATCTGGCCAAGATGAAAAAACGGGAGTTTGAACATGGCACTAAGGCCCTACCAGCAGAACGCCCACGACGCCGCGTGGCTGCACATAAGGAACAGCATAGAACCTTGTTTGATTGAGGCGGCGACAGGCGCGGGCAAATCACATTTGATTGCCGAACTGGCCCACACGATCCACACCAACACAGGCAAGCGCGTGCTTTGCCTGGCACCATCGGCTGAGTTGGTTGTGCAGAACCGCGAGAAGTTTTTGGCGACTGGCAACAAGGCCAGCATGTTCAGCGCCAGTGCGGGCGCAAAGGAACTGCGCCACCCGGTTGTTTTCGGATCGCCCCTGACTGTCAAGAACAGGATCAGCCGGTTTGTTGACGGGTATGCCGCCGTTATCGTTGATGAGGCGCACGGGTTGACCCCGACGCTCAAGGAGATAATCGCCGCCATGAAGGAGCAAAGCCCCATGTTGCGCGTGATCGGCACCACAGCGACACCCTACAGGCTCGGGACAGGCTACATTTTTGAATTGTGGCCAGACGGCGAAGTAAACGGCGACAACAAGGCGCGCGATCCATATTTCCCGAAATTGATTGACAGGATTACGGCGCCAACGCTGATCGACATGGGGTTTTTAACGCCGCCAAAAGTCGGCGCGTCGATGGTTGAGGGCTACGATACCAGCGGCATGGAGGTGAACGCACGCGGGCAATTCGACAAGGCTGATGTGGATCGTGCCTATCATGGTCACGGGCGCCTTACTGGCCATATTGTCGCGGATGTAATGGCGCAATGTCAGGGTCGCAAAGGCGTGTTGTTTTTCGCCGCGACGGTGAGGCACGCGGAAGAAGTCATGGCCAGCCTGCCGCCCGAGATGTCCGCGCTTGTGACTGGCAATACGCCCAAGCCCGAGCGGGAGAGCATCTTGGCCCGGTTCAAAGATCAGCAGATCAAGTATTTGGTCAACGTCGCGGTTCTCACGACTGGCTTTGACGCGCCGCATGTCGATTGTATTGCGATCCTGCGAAAGACTGAAAGCGCTGGGCTATGGGCGCAGATCATGGGCCGGGGTTTGCGCCTGTGCGACGGGAAAGAGGATTGCTTGGTGTTGGATTACACCAGCAACATTGACGATCATTTTCCAGACGGGGATTTGTTTGACCCAAAAATAGAGGCGGGCAAGCCCAGCAATCTGCCCGTGATTGACGCTATTTGCCCGGATTGCTCATACAGGAACACGTTCAAGGTAAATCCTGATTTCCTCGACAGAGACGGACAATTGACGAATGAATTTGATGTTTATGGCTATGCTGAGGATTTGGACGGTCAGCAGATTATGACGCCGCATGGCCCAATGCCGATCCACTTGGGCAGGAGGTGCAATAGAAAAACCCTGACCGGTGAAAATGGGACCCTTGAGCGGTGCGGGTATCGGTGGACGTTCAAGGAATGCCGCGAATGTGAAGCGCCAAACGACTTCGCCGCCCGCTATTGCTGTTCCTGCGGGTTGGAAATGGTCAATCCGAATGAAAAGCTGCGCGCTGAATTCAAGCGGATCAAGCGCGATCCAACGCAGATTCAAACGGATGTTGTCATGAGCATGGTTCTGGTCGAAGGCATTTCGCAGGCTGGCAATAAAACGGTGCGCGCCGATTTCGTCACGCCGTACCGGTCGTTTTCGGTGTGGTTCGTGCCCGAAAGCAAAGGCTGGAAACAGCGCGAGGAATGGACCAGGTTTAACAACGCGACCGATGGCGGATCAAACCCGCCTGGCACAGTGACATATCGCAAAGACCGCGAGAGCGGATTTTACCGATTGATTGATTTGGATAGGGAAGCCGACCATGAACCTGAAGAAAATGAACATCCCAATTTTTGGAAATCAGACGTTTCGCGGAAAGTGCCCGCCTGAAATCGCCGAGCAAATCACGTTCTTTAACAAGCTGCGGCGCGAATACCCGGAAACTTTCGGAGCGTTGGCGCTGCACCCGCGCAATGAACAGCAATTGAGGGGCGGTCAGCATCGGGCCATGATCCGTCAGAAAGCCGAAGGCATGACACCGGGCGCGTCTGATGTGATCATTCCCGCGCGGGTCTCGTTCGTCTGCGAAATCAAGCGACAGGACCACACACAGAGCAAGTGGCAACCGGGCCAGATTGAATACCTGACAGCCGCGCAGAATGCCGGGGCTTTTGCTTGTCTGGCGCTAGGCTGGTCTGGCGCTTGGTTAGCGTTTGAGACGTGGCGCGGCGCTCATAGCGGATCCCCCTGCGGCGCCGGTGCGTCTGTCGTTGCGGAGTAGTTTGTGCCGGTGATGACCATACACGCCATCCCGCTAGGCATCGTCACGACCACCGACCACGTTCCCGACGTGTCGTTGACGTAGATTTCCGCGATGCCGGTTCGGTTCGCCGCAAGCCCGATGCCGTGGCGGCTCTCGCCGTATTGGTCGGCCAGTCGCTCGATGACGTGGGCGTGCGGTGCGCAGTTGGTTTGCGCCTCAGCGCTTGTCGCAAGGATCGCCAGTGCTGCCATTATGAGTTTCATGTTTCGCTCCAGTTTTCTGCGGTGTGTGCCGATCTCGCCATTGTCAGCAAAATATCCCGGAATGCGTCCGGTGTGCCGATCCTAGGGCTACTGTCTTTCCCGCCGCCCTTGAACGCCAATTCGCCTGCGCGCTTGCAGTATGCCAATCCGTGCTTTTTGATCGCCCATTCCGGGAAAACAGCCTCGCTCTTGCCCCAGTCCAGGTCCGGCAATTCGCATCCTACGGCGTAAATCATTGTTGGCTTTCTGGCATAGTGGCCATAACGCCCTTGCTCGACGCAGCACGTCCACCCGTGCCGGGATGTTCCGGGCATATCTGCCGCGACCCAGCCGCCGGTTCTGGGCGGTGTGTTGAGATTGAAATGCGCCCATGCGTGACTGCCCCACGGATGCTCCAGAACGCCGCCCCATCTCCGCACCGACGCCAGCGCCGCCGCAAAGCATCCGCCGTCGTCGCCTTTTATTTTGCGCTCACCTGTGCGCTTGATCCATAGCGGCTGACCGGCCCACATTTTGCCCCATCGCTGGCAGGGAGGATGCGCGATAACCGGATTTTTGCCGCGATAGGTGCGAGCGTCTCGGCGTTCGTCCCAAGGATCAACGCCATCCAGGTCGAAGTAAGCGCCCCCGCTCTGTACGTATAGCGCTGCGACAGTGGTTGCGGTCATATCGCTGATCCGTCAAAAAAATGATACGGCGTCAACTTGACCTCACCGCGTTTCGCCGCATCTAACAGCCTTAGCTGCGCCTTGCGCGGGACATGCCCGCCAGTCCCGCCGCGTTCGACTGGATAGGTCCAGCGCCGCACCCAACCCGCAGTCGTGCCAGCTAGTTCGGCGGTGCGATCGATCCCGCCGCAGATGTTAATGATTGTGTCCGCTGTCGCCATTGCCGCCCCCGTTGCTTGGCGCGTATGTTCGCTTTTCGGCTGAGGCTAGTCAAGCGATATTTGTTCGCTTTTCGAATTTTTAGTGCTTGACTGATGATGTTCGGTTTGCGAATGTGTGTGCATCAACAGGGAGCAACGACAATGACATTCCGACATATCAGCGACATTGCAGACGAGATGAGCGGCAGGGGTGCGCGCACCAAAAAACGCGTAGGCGCCCGGCTTAAAGCAATCACGATCCACGGACGCAGTTTCGCGTCACGGACGGAAGCCGCCAACTTCTACGGCTTAAGCGTGACGGCGATCAGCAGGGCGGAGAGGTGCGGGCGGCTGGATTATGTCGGAACAGGATATGAGCATAAGAAAAAGCCCGTAACTGTTGCCGGTGTCGATTATCCCAGTCGTCAAGCCGCTGCGTCTGAACTAGGCGTCTGTTCCAGCGTTATGACGCATTATCTGCAGGTCCGCGACATCCTCGCCAAACAGGAGAACGACCA